CTTGCGCCATGCCAGTTCGTCTTGCCAGTCGTCGCCCTCGTCGACGGTCGCGATGAAGGCGAACCATCGGTCGGCGGTCACCTGCGGAATGACCCCGTCCAGGATTTTCACCGAAAAGTCCCAGTGCAGGTAACAGACTGACGTGCGGCTTACCCCCGCCGTGGTCGTCTCGTACATCAACGGCTGAAGCCGCGCGCCCATGCCGGTGTCGAGTTTCTCGATCACGCCGGCATCGGGATGCTCGTGCAGCTCGTCCACCAGCGCGACGAAGACGTTCAAGCCGTCCATCTTCGACGTGTCGGCCGAGAGCGGCCGGAACCACGATGCCGTGGAAAGCACCGCGAGGTTGTTCGTCGTCTTCACGATCCGGCGGCGCAGCGCGGGCGAACCGGCCCGCATGCGCTCGGCCTCGGAGAACACGATCCGGGCCTGCTCGCGCGTCGTCGCGGCCGAGTAGATTTCCGCGCCCGGCTCGTTTTCGTCGATCAGCGCCTTCAAGCCGATGCCGGCCTCGATGGTCGATTTGCCGTTCTTCCGCGCCGTGGACACGAACGCCGTGCGAAACCGCCTGACCTCGATCTTCTTGTCCGGCAGCCAGAGCTTCCAGCCGAAGATCGAGCCGACGACAAACTGTTCCCAATCCAGCAGATCGAATGGCTTCCCGGCATACTGCCCCTTGCTGTGGCGCAGGACGGCCGGGAAGAAGTCGATCGCGCGCTGGGCGGTGGCGCGGTCCCAGCGCAAGTCGCGCGCCGGGCCGTCAACCAGATCGCGCAGGTGGCGCTCGCAGGCGAGGCGAACCAGGCGCCCCGTGACGAGCTGGTTGCCGACAACCGCCCTGGCATACGCCTCTACCGGGTCCTGCGGCTCCGCCGGCCGCTTACGCCCTGCCACGCAAGAAGTCTTCGGCCGCGTCGGCGTCTCCCGGCGCGTCACCCGCCTTGATACGCGAGCGCGCTGAACCCGACAGGCCGATTTGCTCCGACATCTGGCGCACCTGGTCGAGCGCCTTGTTGGCGATCGAGAGATAGGGCGACTGCATCGGGAAACCGTTCGCTGCCTTGATGATAAGGCCGGTGGTCACGAGTTGCCGCTCCGCCTCGACATACCGCGCCCAGGCTTGGCAGTAGCCGGCGATGACAGCGCGATCGAGCTTGGCGATCAGGCCCACCTCGGCCAGCAGCAGCGTGATGCGGCGCCACTCCGCCAGCGCCTCGTCTTTCAGAATCTCAGGCGGGTCCGGGATCACCGTCCGCGGCTTCGCCTCGTGTTCGTTGAGCGGTCGGTGTCCGGGGTTGCCGGTGACCAGCTTCAAGACCGTGGCCTTCGGCTTAGCCCCGCGCATCGGCTTCCTCCGTGTCGGTAGCCCCGCGCGCTGCCTCTTCCTCGGCGAGCGCTTTCCCAGCCAGCTCGGCCATCATCCTCAGCGCGACGGCGGTGTTGTGGACGCCGGTCGAGTGCTTCACCGCGAGCAATCCCTGAAAAAACCGATCGAAGTCCGCATAGGCCCCGACCAGGCGGGTGATCGCGGCCTTGGATTTGGCGATCTTGTCCAGCCACCCCATGAAGATCGCCGCGTCGGCCGGCAGAAAGGAGATTTGCAGCTCCTCATAGAAGGGATTGCCGACGCGCAGCACAGAGGTATCGAGGTCCTCGACCTTGAACGCATCGTCGGTCAGGCCGGAATACTCCTTCCAGCCGAAACTCAGCTCCGCATAGAGCGACTGCAAGATGTTCGGATCGTCCTCGCCGACGACGGCGTTGTGCGCCAGTTGCAGCGCGACGAATTGCTCTCGGGTCAGCGGCGTCAGGATTTCCATGACATCCGCTTCCTCAATGCCCGCCTTCATCGCCGCCGGCACGCGATGGTTGCCCGACGCCACCAGCAGCTTGCCGTCCACATGGCCGACCAGCGGAACGCTGGTGAGACAGCCATCCGCCTTGATGTTCGCGACCAGCCGGGCGAAGGTCGCCCCCCTCATAAACCGGGCGTTCTTTTCAAGCAGCGTCAGGTCGGCGAGCCGCATCCGTGTGACGCGCGTTTGCAACGAACCGTTGGAACCACTCGGTGTAGATTTCTCCGGGAGTTTGGCGTCTGATCTTGCTGCCATAGTTCAATATCCCAGGGCCACGGCCCAACAATTCGAAGATGCCGCGGTACTTCATGGACACCGGCCTCGACGTGAAGGCCGTGGTCATCACTGAGTCGATCCGCTGCACCAGCCTGATCGCCATGCGGTCAGTGATCGTCGCCGAGGTCGCCAGCATGGCGATCAGCTTCGACACCCGGCTCCGCGGCGACAGCGCAAAATCGGACAGCAGGTAAAGGAGGTCCCCGCCCCACTTGTCGCGGGAGTAGATGAAGCCGCCGGCCAGGTGGCCGTCGATCATCACCAGGAAGTTCGCGAGGCCGGCGGTGTGCGTGATCCCCTTCGCCAGATAGATGTCCTTCAGGAAGTTCATCTGCGCCGACGTTGCGGTGACGATCTCCACCTTCGACGCCGGGGTCAGCGCCGCCGGATCGAGCTTGGTGTAGCGGAACGGTTCGGATCGATGCAGCGCGCGCCGCACTGAGCTGGCAGACCTGTCCGCGAAGGTAAAGACCGGCTTGTTCGACTCCCCGCGATAGACGGTCACCGGCTCATGTCGTTCGAGCGTGTGGTCGGTCAGCACGCAATACCGCACCCGCATCGCGTCCAGCTCATCCAGCCACGCCTCCAGCGCGGCAGGGTCCCAGACACCGTAGGACGGCCGTGGCCAGTCGGTGTTTTGATCCACGAAGCGATACAGCCGCTCATACCCGTTCTTGTAGGTAGGCGGGAATGCGGCGACCCCGCCCCCGACCTCGGCGGCTCGCTTCGCCTGCTCCCGAAAGTCGCCGGGATGGAAGCTCGCGATGTGCAGCCCTTCGAGGAAGGCTTCGAGCCGCTTCCAGACCGGCGCCAGAAACTCGACAAACCGTTCCTCGTAGTGCGCAAAGTGCGCCTGGGCATAAGGGTTGGTGCCCTTGTATTTCGCCATCTCTAGCGCGACCTCGACCGCCGCGGCGCGCGCTGTGAAGGGTTGGCCGGCGATCAGCGGCTCAATGAAGGCGAGGCGACCCTTGAATGCGATCGGGAACTCGGCGCCGGTGGCGAGGGCACCCAGCGAGCAGGACAGCAGCGAGACATCGTTCGAATGAACGGCGACGGTCGGGTGAACGTCCCGCACCGCGCGGTCGAACCGGAACGACCCGGAGCATCCGACGAAGACCTGGCGCCAATCGGTGAACGGAACAGAGCGCGTGATCTGCTCGACAGCAGGGCGCGGAACAGCTCCGACGAACATGGGCTAGACGCCCACTGCAACGTCAATGGAATCATGCTGGATTAGACTTAGAAGTTCGTCAAAGACGTAGGAAATAACTGCAACTTTCAGTGTCATTCGTGACCGGCCTGTGCTAGGATAGCACCGTCTAAAACGGCTTTCGCGAAGGGACGATTTCCATGCCGGCGCTGCCTCTCATCAAAACTGCGTCGTGGGCAACCAAACTCCCTGACGATCATCTGCGCGTCGGCATTTCGCGTGGCACGCCGCGCCGGCTGCCGGCCGGTTACCGCGTCTTCCGCTCGCTCGCACCAGGGCCTTGGTTCAACAGCGTCGGGATCGAGGAGTACTACCGCCTTTATCGAACCGAGATCCTCGGGCGTCTCGACCCCAGGCTCGTGGCCGACGCACTGCTTGGCCTCGCCGGCGGCCGGGTTCCGGTCCTGCTCTGCTACGAACAGCCGATCCCCGGCCAGTGGTGTCACCGCGCGATGGCGGCGGAATGGCTCGCCGAGGCCCTCGGCGTAACCGTGCCGGAGTTCGGGTTTGAGGCGCTGCCGCAGCACGAGCATCCCCTGATGCCCCCGCAGCTTCGGCGCGTCATCGCCTCGACCGCCACGCCTGACGTTGGACCCTTCACCGGCCGCACAGCGACGATCGCCGGCGAGTTGCACCGCGTGGTCGGACCCGACCCCGAGAAGCCCGGCATGGCAATCATCGCCGCCGGTGACAGACAATTCTCCACCGGCATCGAGACCCTGCGCCGCCAGTTCGGCAAACCGTGATCCCGACCCTCGCACGGCGCCATCTTTCTGCACTGCGCGCCGCGCGCTTGGAGCGGCTACGGGAACTGCACCCGCCCAGGAGTTGGTGCTCCCGGTCAACTAATTGTCGCCGCAAATCGAAGTAACGGCGCGACTATTCTAGTACAGTCGCGCTTTATAGTTGTTCCGTGTGTGTAATAGTGGTATAAGATACTCACTAAAACACTACCACGGAGCGGCCCACATGGCCTTGCAACTCACCAACGAAAACCAGGGCGCGATCACCAGCCCGAACGGCAGCGGCTTCTACACAACCGTGTGGGTCAACTGCCGCAACGGCTTCACTGACGCCGACCTCGTTACCGGCAAATCCCACCGAACCGAAGCCGGCGCATGGCGCTGGGCCAGGCAGCAAATCGGCCTCCCGGCCGCACCCCTCCCGCCGAAAGCGACAGCAGCAGAGGCCGCGATGGACCGCGACCTAGCCGAAGCCGCAACGCTTCTCCCGCCGGGCATGACGATTGACCGCTGCCGGCACGAGAGCGTCACCGCTACCTCGCTCTGGATATTCGATGCTGACGGCAAGCAGATCGCCAGCATCTCCCGCCACCTGTCGGACTGGAAGGCGAACCGGATGGAGCGCGGCACGCCCACGTCGCAACGCTTCACCCCGACGCTGGCCGCGGCGATCGCGCACGTCACCGAGGAACGCAGGCCATGACCAGCGAGACGATCACCGCCATCCGGTGCAGCGACGGCTACACGCTGCACCTGCCCCCGCACGCGGTAGCGGGCCGCATCTACTGCGCCAACGCCAATCCGACGCTGCGCCCGCACCGGCTGCGCACCATGGCCCAGGACATGGCGCTGCTGGAACTGCAAGGCGTCGTCACGACGCGCGCGGCCTGCACCGACTGGATTCTCACCACCGAAGCCTGACCCCTCACCCTGCCACGGAGGTTA